CAATGTCACGCCGCGCCGGGTCGCGCTCGATAATGGGCACCATGCCGAGCCCCTGCGGATGCGCCGCGCGCACCAGGTCGAGGTCAGACGCCCCGGTCTGCGCCGACCGCGCAGCGCCTGCCGGGTCGACCACGACCATGTCGAGCGGGATGCGCCGGTCGCCCGGGGTCCAGTGGCGCCGAGGCACGCAGTCGGCTGCGAGGCGCGCGAGCAGGTCGGGGAGCGCCTCGTCGTCGGGTGCCCACTCCCGCACGACGCACCAGCGGTTACGCCCGGTCTCTGCGAGGGCGAGGACCGCGGGGTGACGGAGGCCGAAGTCCATCGCGAGGAGGCACCGCATCGTGCCCCAATCCGGCACCAGGTCGACGACGCAGCGCTCCGGTTGCCACGACCGAAACACGGACCCCGATGGCGGGAGCGGTCGGTTCTCCGCGAGCGCCGAAAAGTCCCGCTCGCCGAGCGTCTCGCGCATCCGGTCGAGCCAACCCGGCCCGAGGTGCGCCACGTTGTCGGCGCTCACCGGCAGGTACACCGCCCCGCCGACCTCGCGCGTCCGCTCGACCCACCACGCAGGCTCCACGGGGATGCCGCACGTGAGCACGATGGGCGCGCGGATGTGTCCGCCCTGCGTCATCGGCACGCGAGCTCGGGAGCGCGCCACGTCGAGCACGTCGGGCCGTAGCGTCTGGCACTCGTCGATGAGCACCGCGTGTGCATTGACGCCCTCAATGGGGCTCTGCCCGAGGCCCGCGCCTGCGGGCGTGTCGAGGTGCGCGAGGATGAGGCGCGACCCCGAAGGCCACGCGAACGCCTGCTCGCTGATTTGGTGGGCCACCGTCGAGCCCGAGAGCAGCCCGTGGAGATGCGGGAGGTGCACGTCACGGAGGCGCCGATGCGTATCCATGCCCACGACCACGGTTGCGCCGGGTCGATGTTCGGCGATGAGGCACGCGAGCGCGCAGAGTGCGAGGCTCTTACCGCTCCCGAGCCCGCCGCGGATTGCCGCGATGTCGCCGGGCCAGTGACCCGAGAGGCCAGCGGCGAGCATGTCGGCCTGCCACGGCAGCGGGTCGAGGTCCGCGATGCGCGGCGTGGTCATGCCGAGCCCGAGCGCTCCGGGGCGGTACGTGCTGCGATGCGCTCGAGGAGCGGCGCTGTCTCGACGCCTTGGTGCACGTGAGTCGTGACGGTGACCGAGGGCTCGCGCGGGTACTCATCCGGGGACGCGCGCTCGAGGAGCCACGCGGCAGCCTTCCAGTCGCCGCTCGCGGATGCGCCTCGCACGTGGTCGAGGAGCACGGCATTCGCGCGCGCGCGCGCCTGTGCCCATCGGGCCGCGAAAGTCGCGAAAGGCTCCTCGCCCCGCTCACCCCGGGCGACCCAATCTTGCACCGTGCTCTTGACGACGCCGGCCCGAGCGCACGCAGCGCCCACGAATCCGAGCGTCTCCATTTCGGCGCAGAGTCGGTCCATGACCTCGGGCGTGCACTTTGTGGGCGCCCCCTGCTCATGCGTAGGCGGAGGACGCCGCGCGCCCTTCTTGGCCCGGGGCGCGCTCACACTGCCATCCGCTGCGGACCCGCGGGCCACGCCGCCATCTGCTCCCGTGCGACCCGCGCCACCTCGAGGATGACGCTCGCCCGCTGCGCTGCGCCCCAATCGTAGACCACCGGCGCCCCACCGACCGGACCCGTCCGCGTCCACCGCCCGAGCATCACAGCCGGAACGCCCCGGTCTCGCGCAGCTCGCAGCACGTGGTCGTGGAGCAGTCGCGTCGGGTCATCCTCTGCGATGCTCATGCCCTCGCCAGTGTCTTCGGCGACGAGGAGCAGCGTCGGGGGCGGCTGCACGTCGAGGAGCCGCAGCACGTCGAGCGTGCTCGAGAGCGCGATGGTGACGTTGGCGCCGAGCGCCCGCGCCGCCGCGATGAGCAGCGCACGGGGCGCCTCGGTCTCGCCGTAGATGACGACGGTCATCGGCATGGTCATCCGTCTCCCTGTGTCCCCGGGGCGGGCGGTATGCCCCCCAGGTGATGGATCATCGACTGCTGCGTCAGGTCGCGCCGAAGTCCGTGCATACGCTCCGAGCATACCCGCTGGCTCACCCGCTCGCCGTCGATTCGCTTGATGTCGGACTCACTGCGCTGGAAGTCGACCACGAGACGCTCGACCATCAACCTGGTCCTCTCCATCGCCGAGGCCATGCGCCACAGGATGCCGCCGAGCGTGACGGTCGCGCCGACGATGCCGAGCACCACAGCGACGGCCGGGGCGCTATCCACGGGCGCACTCCGGCCCGAACACGGGTGAGCAGACCGGGGCGCGCGGGCGCTCAATGCACTGCGCCGCCCATGCCCACCCGTGCGTCTGCGGAGGCAGCACGGCGCACGCGCCGAACCAGCCCGCGCGCTCGATGCGTGTCGGCCTGCGTCGGCGTCGAGGCACCAGCGGCATCAGGCGCCCGGCCCGCTGTCACGCTGCGACATCGACCGCCCCGCGAGGATGGCGACGATGCCGGCAATCTGTGCGATGGCGCCCTCTACCGACCCGCCTGCATGGATGGCGAGTGCGGCGATGAGGCCCATACCCACGACGCCCGCGAGTAGCGTGCGGTATCCCCGCAGGCCGAGGTTCACGGCGCGAGCCCCGGGGGCGCGTCCTCGGCGGCCGGCAGTACCGCGTCCGGTGCCGAGCTCGCAGCCACGACCGGGAGCGCTGCATCGGGCGTCTCGGCGACCTGCCGCGAGCACCCCACGTCGACCCGCAGGCCGTCAGCCTCGAGGGTCGCGCGCAGTGCCACGAGCCGCACCGGCAGGCCCGTCAGCGACGGCACCGCGACCGGGACCGACGCGACCGGCGTGGAGCAGACCCACACGTCGCGCTCGATGCTCGGCACGGTCGCCGAGCCGCAGGAGATGAGGAGCGCGAGAGCCGCGCAGAGACCGATGATGCGCGTCATGGTGACCCCCGCAGGATGCCCTCGAGTGTGTGACTTGGCGGCGCGTCGTTGATTGCGCCGAACTTGATTTTGAACGACCGAATCTCGCTCACGATGCCGGTCACGGCGGTCGCCGTGCCGATACGGATTTCGCCGGGGTTATTCGTGTCGGCGGTCATCGTCGAATAGACCTTCGTGTCGATGAGGTCGCCGTTGCACCAGAACCTCACATACCCGGCCGTGCGCTGAATCGTGAGGATGTAATACGCGCCCGTGGCGATGGGGCGTGCCATCGATGCCGTCGTCGTCTCGATGACGTGCCCCGACGAACTGGGATACACCCCGATGCGCTTCGTCCCGTCGCGGATGACGATGTAGTTGTTCCCGTTCGCGCCCAAGGTGCTCGCCAGCATCTCGACGCGCGCCTCCCACTCCGTCTCCGTCGTCAGTTCCGAGAGCGTGCGCGACAAGTAGCCGGTCGACGACGTGCCGGTGACGATGCGAATGGACGTGCCCGTGCCGACCGTCGGATAGGTCACGGTCGCCGCGTTCGGCGACTGCGTGAGAGACCATCCCGAGGGCAGCGCGCCGCTCGGGTTCGCCCACTCGTAGGTCCACGAGTCGGCGGCGAACCCCGCCAGGAAGTCGGTCGACGCGGCGACTGCCGCAGTCCCGAGCCCGAGGTTCGTTCGCGCGGCCGCAGCGTCGCTCAGGTTGCTCAGCGTGGTATCCGCCCCGCTGCCCCCGCTGCTCGGCAGCGTGATGCTCGACCCTGCGCCGACGGCATACGTCCCGATGCCCGCGATGCCGAGCGTGATGCAGACCCCGAGGAGTAGCAGGCGCGCGCCGCTCACGGCTGCGTCCGATACGTGCCGCACACCTCGAGGTCAGCCGTCCCGCTCCCGACCGAGCGCAGTGACACGGCCTGCGCCGTCACACCGCCCGCGACCAGGCCACGCGTCGACCACACCCGAGCGCCACCCGCCACGATGCGGGGCGCGTGAGTCGTCGCGCCGCAGCCTGCCGAGGCGCCCATGCACAGGACCGCATTGTCGCCGGTGCCCGCGGTCTCGCGCGACACCACCGACACCTCCTGAAGATACAGCCCCGCCGCGAGCGCGGTGCCCGTGGCCGGGTCGTAGAGGTCGTCACTCGTGAGCTCGCCCCATGACCCCGTCGCAGCGGCGACGACGACGCACCCGTATCGAGTGCCGTAGACGCCCTGCGAATCCTGCGCCTGCGCGCGGCTCATCAGCCCGCCATTGCACGCGATGAACGCGATGACCCACCAGAGAAACGCTCGCATCAGCCGACCTCCATCCTTGTGCGGATTGCCTGCCGGGCGACCTGCGCCGCAGCGGTGACCCGCGCGTAATCTGCATCCGAGACGCCCGGCCCGCGCCACGTGGCGACCCGGCCTCGATTGTCCACGTGGGCGAAATCCGGGTAGACCCCGACGCCGCCCGCCGGGATGACGCCCTGCCCCATCAGCCGCAGCGCGAGGATGCCCAGCTCGAGCGCCGACATGAACGCCGTGGCGAGGTCGGCCGCTGCGTCGTCGCCACGCTCGCGCGGGTCGGCCCGGTCCTCGGGCGGTACGTGCCGGCTCGACTTCGCGGTCCTCGAGTGCGCGCGCTCGCCCGAGACGATGCGCACCGCGCCCCCGACCTCGTCGCGGATGCGCTGCACGGTGCCGGTGACGAGGCGCTGATACCGCGCCCGAGACCCGGCGCGCAGCCATCGGCGACCGTGGAGCCCGGGACCGCTGCGACGGTCCATCAGTTCCCACGCCGCATAGTTCATGGACAAGCGTTCCGTCGCGTCGCTCATGTGGGCATCGTACCACACGGCGATGCCGGAATCACCCGCCCCGCGCCCGGGTCAGGAGTTGCCGCCACGCTTCCGCCGCGCAGGCAGGTACTTGCCCATTGCCGAGGCATCGCAGGCGGTCCACCCGAGAGGCACCCCATGAGCCACTCGACCCACGTCGGGTTCAGCGGCCCACCAGCTACCGCATCCAGCGGGAGCGCGTTGCGCCTGTGTTGCGAAGGACTGCCGTTGTTGCTCGCGTTGTTCGCCGTCGGCGTAGGTAGCATCGACCGCGCCACCGCCGACGAGAGCCGCAGGTCGCCCTTCCCGCCCGCCTGATTCGGGCCGCCGTGACTGCCGTCCGTTGCCAGCGGCGTGGGCCACATTGCCCGCCGCGCCATCGTGTCGAGACTCGGGGCGCCCGCCGTCCGATACGTCGACCCGTCGGGCCGGTGCCCGTTGTTGCGTGTGCCGTAGGGTGTCGAGGTCGGCGTCGGAAACTGCGCGGCCCATGTCGCGAGCCCGTCCCCGCTTTTGTCGGACAGCCCGGCCTTGTTGTAGTTGCCTTTGACCGTCGGCGTCGGGCAGTTGAGCCAATATCCAGATTCGCTGTCGCCTGTGCGGGGCGCCAACATCGGACGCTCCGAGCACGCCCCACTCTGCATCGTACCCGAGCGCGGCCAGGTCACCGAGCACGGTGCCGAGTCCTCGAGTAACGAGAGCTGGAGAGTTTTCCACGAAGACGTAGCGTGGTCGAACCTCGCCAATGATGCGGGCCATCTCTCGCCAGAGTCCCGAGCGCGCGCCGTCGATGCCGGCGCCGGAGCCTGCGACGCTGATGTCCTGACACGGGAAGCCGCCAGAGACGACATCCACGAGTCCAGCCCACGGTCTCCCGTCGAAGGTTGACACGTCATCCCACACGGGGAAGGGCTCAAGGCTCGCGTCGTCCTGTCGGGCCATGAGCACGGCGCGGGCGTATCGGTCGAGTTCAACGGCGCAGACGGTTCGCCATCCGAGCTCAAGGCCGCCGAGAATGCCGCCCCCAGCGCCCGCGAAAAGTGCCAGCTCATTCACACACCGCCCCGCGCCGTCTCTGCCCGCTCCACGCGCACCTGGTCGAGCGCGATGAGCCTCGCATCGCCCCGGTGCACCGCGCGCCCGAGGTGGTCATCGACCGTGGACGGAGGCGCCTTGCCTGGCCCGCCGCGCATCAGCCACGCGTCACGGGCGGCACGCTCGCGGCAGAGCGTCAGGTGTCGCGCGACGTAATCCACCGGGTCGGCCGTGCGCTTGCGTAGATGCTTCGGCTCAGTCGATGAGGCGCTGTGCGCGACGCCGTCAGCCTCCGCGAGAGACGCCGCGATGGGCGCGTCTCGCCGCGAGTCGAGGAGCGCGGAGAGGGTCGCCTGCATCGTGCACTCGTCGTCGCGCAGGTTCGCCGCGGTCAACGCCAACCCCATCGCGTGTGTGACGTGCAGGTCAAGACGCCCGGCAGGCTCGTGCACTCGGCTGAACCGAGTCTGTGCCACATCCATGCTCCGCAGCAGCGTTACGACTGAATGACGGTGCGCGCGAAGATGCGGAACGATATACCCGAGCGCACGCAGCGCCTCGGCGACCTCCTCGCGCACGACCTGCGCGCCGCTCCACATGCGCACGCCGCGACGCCGCGACGCCGTCGACTCCTGCCGGTCGGCTATCCAGTCGCGCTGGAGCATCGTGGGTCGGTAGATGACCCGCACGTCGAGACCGTCGCCCCTCATGCCACACCCCCCATCGACGGCACCCACGCCGCCCCGTCCATCATCCGCGCCCATGCGGCGCACTCGTCATGCCCCACGCTCGCGACGCCTCGGTCACGCAGCGCGTGCAGCGTCGACCACTCCCACAGCGACCCCCACGGCGACTGCCCCGGAGGCATCCACCACAGCGCCACGAGCGCGTGCGCGTCCATCGCGTCAGCCGCTGCGAGCGTCGACCACTGCGGCCCGTGCGGCGGTCGAGCGCCGAGCGCGGATGCGAAGTCCCACCGCTCGGTGACGCAGGTCTTGGCCTCGAGGTACACGGCCTCGGGCGGCCCGCCCCGCACGATGCTGCCCACGTAGTCGACGCTGGCCCGCGCAGCCCACGCCGCGGGAAACGTGGTGCGCCCCCGCGCGTCCTGCCGCGTCGGACCCATCACGAGCGCCTCGGTCGGCACCTGGACCATAAGCCCGGCCCGCGTGACGCGGAGGTGCGCGTGATACGCATCGAGCCGCGCCTGCCACGCGAGGCCGAGGGCGCGAGACGTGCGCCCGGTCGAGGACTTGGTCTCGGTCATACGTCCCTCCGCATCGCGTCGAGGTCTGCCTCTGCCTCGCGCAGCATCGACGCGCAGTGCGACTCCATCGCCCGCGCCACGCGGACCCGCATCGCGTCGACCCGTGCCAGACGCGCCGACTCATCGGCCTGTGCCTCCGCATCGCGGGCCTCCTGCGCCGACTCCGCGAGCGCACGCCGTGCCGCGCTCACCTCGCGACGCTGCCACTCGAGGGCGATACGCCGCAGCGCGCGCCCGAGGATGTCACCCATTGTTCGATTCCTCCTCAAGCGCAGCCTCGAGCGCCTCGACGTCCTCGCGCAGTTCCTCGAGCCTGCTTTCGGTGTCACGCACATCCCGGCGCCACAACTCCAACAGGTCCGCCACCGCGTCGCGCCTCGCCAGACGCGGAGGGCGCACGCCGTGGCACGTCAGCCACCTGCGCCGGCCGTCTGCCGTCTCGCAGAGCGCTTCGTCGACGTCTCCGTCGTCCCCGCGCACGTCACACACCGTCATCGCCGTGAACCGAACTCCGGCATACCCCGTGTCCGGGTCGTACTCGGCCTGATAGACCACGTCGCGAGCCTTGATTGCCGTACTCATACTCGACCTCCTGCGCCCCCTCGGACGCGCCTGTCTGGACCCACCATCTCCGCTCGCCTCGTCGCCCCGCGCAACCTCGACCACAACCGGTCGCCGATGTGCTCCGCCAGCCCCGCGTCGTCGAGGTTGCTCGCGATGACCGTCGTCTTGCCGTCGTCGAGCCTGCCGCCGAGCACCTCGTCGAGCAGTTCCGCCGCGTACTCCGTCACCCGCTCGCGCCCGATGTCGTCGAGCACGACCACGTCGGGCGTCAGCACCCGCGCCCGCATACCGTGTTGGTCGACTTCGCGCCCGATGGCGTCTCGGTACCGCCGCACCCACTCCGACCAGAGCACATATCTCGCCGACACTCGACGGTCGCAGAGCGCGCGGACCAGAGCGCATGACCGATGCGTCTTGCCGGTGCCGGTCGGGCCGACGAGGCGCAGGCCCATCGACCTCGAGGTCCACGCCTCGACCCACGCCGCAGCAGGGCCGCCCGGGTCGAGCGTCGCAGCGCGGTACGTCCACGGGATGCGGGCCAGCGTGAGACGTCGAGCGCGGGCCACAATCCCCGCGCACGGGCACCGCACACCGTCGACGGCCTCGACCCCGGCGCAGACGCCGCAGCGCGGCGCATCCCACGCGCACGCTCCGTCACGCTCGACCTGCACGACGTCGGACCAGGCCAGCGGAGGGCGCGGTGTGTCGTCGCCACCGCCCCCGCCGAAGTCGCCGAGCAGGTCAGCAAGTGAATCCATGTCGACCTCCTGCGCTCCCTCGAGCGCGCAAAAGTGCCCCGGTATCGCCACCGCCGGGGCGTCGGTGTAGGGACCGACCGACCACCGCGTTAGCGGGAGGAGCGGCCTGCCGGCTGCGCTGCGTAGCACCTCGCGACCCCTCGGTCGCTGTGCTCATGTCGCACGCCCCGGTGCGGCTGTCAACCGTCCGCACGCCCTGCGAATCGCGTCGAGCCGCTCGCCCTCGGTCAGATTCCGCCCCGCGATGAGGTCGAGCAGCGCGTCACGAGCTCGCCGCCGAGCACACCCCTCGTCGCGGTCGCGAGTCGGGCGGTTCGTGAGGATTGCGCGCGAATCAGGCGCCACGAGAATTGAGAGCAGCGCGTCGAGATGTCCCGGGTCAATGCTTACCATCTCTCACCCTCCTCTGCCGATTCCTGCACGGTCGCCCACGCGGCATTGACGGACTTGCGCCCTGCCGGGCCTTGGCGCCCCCCAGAAGGCGCGCGGACGGGTCGGGTGCTGTCGTGTATGCCCTCGGCCACGATGCGGCCTAGGAGAGCCAGCGACGGCCCGCTGCCGCCTGCGACCTCTGCCGCCCGCTGGATGCAGGCGAGGACGTGCGGCGCTCCCTTGGCCTCGACGTGGCGCTGGATGGCGTCCGCGTCGAGCGCCCCGACCATCATCGGTGCCGAGCCTCGTGCACTGCGCAGCGCCAGACGCCACGCCTCGAGGCAGCCCGAGAGCCCTTCCGGTGCTGGAGCCGTCGCCGCCGCTGCCTCGTGCGCGCGCCCCTGCGTGCGCGTGGGAGCTGCGTCAGCAGCGACCTGTATGTCCTGTCCTGTGTGTACTGTATGTCCTGTACTGTAGGCGTGACCGTCACGCGACGTCACGTGACGTAACGTTACGTCACCGTTACTCGCCGTTATGTCACGTGACGTCGCGTGACCGTCCGTTACGTCACCGTTACGCCGTGACGCTCGGTGACGCCGCTGCCTCTCGGCGCCGGTGTTGTCCCGCTGGTACTCGTCCCAGCCCGCCACGAGGTACGCGTCGCCATCGACGATGAGCAGGCCGACCTCGAGCAGATGGTCGAGCGCCGCCTGCCACGCCTCCGGCGACGGTCCCCACAGGTAGGCCATAATTCGCGCGGTGCACTCCCGCATCTTGACTCGCCCGTCGCCGGCCTTCGCTCGAGCGACGACAGCAGGCCACGCCCACGCGTGACCGGACGCGCAGAGACGCCCGTCCATCGGTACATCGCAGTCTATGCGGACCCAGCTCACGGCGCGACCGTGCCAGGTGTCGAGGTCGGTGCAGCCTCGCGCCACAGGCCGCGACGCTTAAGCCGCCGCCGTGCATCGGCCGACGAGGGCCGCGCGCCGCGTGCGACCCACCGCCACGCGGTCGAGAAATCCACACGCGCGATGTGCGCGAGGTCTGCGATGGTCATGTGGTCGCCGTGGAACCGTTCAAGGTCGAGCATCGTCTGCGCCCTCCTCAGCGCGTGATACACAGTGCGCACATTTTGTTTGCGGGCGCAAGTGTCGTGCGCGCGAATGACGCGCCACGACTTGCGGTGCAAGGTCGGATGCAAGTTGCAACGCAAGATGCAACCAGCGTCAGAGCGGGATGATCAGTTGCTCTGGCTCGGCTCGCAGCGCACGAGCGACGGTCGTCGATTGAATCGGCCCGCCGGTGCGCGACCGAAAGCCCTCACCACTCAGCGCCGCAGCGATCTTTCTGATGCTCAGGCCAGATGCGCGAAGCTGATGCATCCGGAACAACAAGGCGCGCTCTGTTGGGTCGATGGTCAACGCGCCAGAAGTTTTGCTATAGCCAAGTGGAGGGTGGCCAGGCGGCACGCCTCCATGCTTCCTGATGCGCGCGTGAGCCTCGCGAATCATGGCCGAGATGGCCATATCCTTGTCGTGCACCTTACCGTGGCAGGGCTCGCAGAGCGGGACAGTCCTTGTGCCCCCCCTGCTGCGCGGGACCACGTGATGGTCATGCAGGGGAGGAGCGGCGTCGCACTCCCAACAGGATTGCATCCGGCACCTACTCGCCCCGCTCGATAGCCGCCATGTCGGCGGTCATGAGCGCGGGCATGATTGCGGCCGCTGCGTCCTCGATGGCCGGCGCGATGGCAAGCATGAGCCGCTCCGCCTCGGCGCCCCGGAGTTGCGCGCGGCCGGCGACGCCCATCGGCAGACCGAGCGCGCGCCAGAGCGCGTCGAGCATGCGGCCGGCGAGGATGTCGGCGTCAGCGGCGACGCCGAACCCGGAATCCCCGGTCGTGACGGTCGCGCCCAGGTGGCGCCAGTGCACGGCCCCGAGCTGCGACAGCGGCGTCATCAGCGGCGCCGCGAGCACTGCTCCGCGCACGTCGACACCCCGCGCCCTGACTTGGCACGGCCTCGTGACCCCGCCCTGCGTCGAGCGCCCCGCGGTCAACGGGTCAGGCATCGCAGGCGGGTCGCCGACCATGCCGCCCCGGCGCCACGCGGCGAGCTCGGCCTCGAACGCGACCCACTCCGGCCCGTGCTCGTAGGCATACTCCGCGCGGCGCTCTGGGCGCTCGTTGTCGCTCGTGGTGCTCATCGGCGGGACCCCATGGCAACGATGCGGTCATGCGTCGACGCCGCGAGCGACTCGACCTCGATGGTCGCCACGAGTCGCTCGGCGACGGCCTGCGCGATGCCGGACCCGACATGCTCGGAGCACGCGCCCATCAGTATGCTGATGACCCGCTCGTCGTGCATGGCGGACCAGTACGAGCCCGCGATGATGGCAGATACGGGCGTCGGGCTCGGCCCGAGCGCGATGTGCAGGCCGGACAGCCATCGGAACCGGACATGCGTCCAGTGCGCCGACTGCATGTGTGCCATCGATAGCCCGCACGCGGCGAACCGCTCGCGGACCTCGGGCGTGGCGTGGGCCAGCACGAGGCCGACCCAATCGGGAGTGATGGACGCGGGAATCATACGGCAGCCGCCTGCGCAGCATGGTAGGCGAGACGCAGAGCGCGGCGCGCGAGCGCAGCGTCATACACGCCATCCTCGTCACACGGCGACATGACGGCCTCGCCGCAGCCAATGTCGAGCCCGTCGACGGTCACCTCGATGATGCTCGGCTGCATCTCCTCGAGCCACTCACCGGCGAGACCGAAGCTGTCGACCGTCACGTTGCCCTTACACGACTCGATGCGGATTTCCATGGCATGTCTCCTCGCGGCCCCTCGGCCGCCTCATCACCGCGCCACTGCGGCCCGGTGAACAGACACTCTCACGCCCCGACGCGCCGGTCAATAGCGCACTTGCGCTTTTTGACACTTTGTTCCGAAGTCGTTGTGCCGCAACGCTTACAGCCGCGCGAAAGCGACCCGCAACGAATCGCTACGCCGCACGTCGACCATGCCCGGCACCTCGACGAGCGCGACCTCGTGCCCATCGAGCGGGCCCGAGCGCACGATGCGCACCTGCCCGGCGTAGGCGTCGAGGCCGAGCCCCTCGCCGTGGGTGAGGGTCATGTGCCACGCCCCACGCGAGAGGACGCGCTCCTCGCCGGGGCGCTGCGGCCGCTCGAGGGTGACGAGCGTGCGGGGTCCGTCGATGTGCACGGCGTCGAGGACGGACCAGACGCGGGCGTCAGAAGGGGATGGGGTCATCGCCGAAGCCTCCCCCCTGCGACCCGCCGAAGCCTCCCCCCTGCCCGCTGCCGCCCTGCGTCTGCCCGCCGCGCCATCCGCCGCCACCCGCACCCGTGCCGCCCGACGCGTTGCCCCGCTGCGGTCGCTCCTCGCCGCCGCCGAGGAAGGTGACCTTGTCAGCGCGCACCTCCCACGCCTTCCGGTTGACGCCCTCCTTGTCGGTGTACTCACGGGTCCGGAGCGAGCCCTCGACGTAGACCGACCGGCCTTTCGCCAGGTACTGCCCGCACAGCTCCGCGGTCTTGCCCCACACGCTGATGGTGTGCCACTCGGTGCGCTCCTGCTTCGCGCCGGCCTTGTCGGTCCACTGCTCCGACGTCGCGAGGCGCAGCTCGCACACAGGCTCACCGCCCTGCGTGTACCGCACCTCCGGGTCAGCCCCGAGGTTGCCGACCAGAATCACCTTGTTGACCGATGCCATGCTCACGTCCCTTCGTTCAGTGCCGTGCTGACGCGCACGCGAGTGTCTTCACGCCATTCGCCCAACAGCTTGATCAACTTGGTGCTGATTTCGAAGCGGTCGAATACCAGCAGCGCAGCCGCGAGAATTTCCATGTTTGGGTACGGGTCCGCGCTGCAATGGAAGTTCTGGAAGCGACGGCGAAAGCACCGCGCAACAGGCGTCTCGCAGTCTTCGTCTTGACAGACGAGGACGCGCCGCTGTTCTGCGACCCATTCAAAATCCTGCCCTTCGAGGACCGCGACGGTTGCCGCGAGCCCAACCCAGCTGCTCGACATCGCGCGCTTCTGCGTGCCGTTCGTCTCGAGCAGAGCAGCAGCGGTCCGGCCGAATTGTGAGTCTGCGATTGCGCGAATCTGGGTCGGCCGAGCGATACGTTTGCGCCCGTTCGCGACAGCATCGGCTGCGGTCAGGACGGCCACGAGACGGCGCGAAAGCACCAGACGGTCGCCGACGCTGCGGCGCACGCCGCAATCTGTTGCGGCGAACGCAGCCACTGGAACGCCGACTGTGACCATCATCGGCACCGTTGCGCCTGCCTCGACCACCGCAGCGAGCCGGTGTTGCCCGTCGATGAGCACGCCTGCCGCGTCGAACGCGACCCCCTGGTGCGTCAACTGCCACTCTCCGGCCTTCATCAGCTCCGCGTAACTCTTCACCGTCCCCGGGCGCATCGGCCGATTGCTCGCGTAGTTCTTCGCCAGCCACAGCGCCGCGAGCACAGGGTCGACCAGCACCACCTCAGACTTCATCTGCATCGTCATCTCCTCGCGCCCCTCGGCGCATCGTCTCGCTGATGTGCGCGGTCAGGTCCACCACGGACTGCCGCGCCTCGTCTCTCTCCTCGAGCAGCCGCCGCACCTCTGCGCGCAGCCGCTCGACCTCCATCTCTGCCCGCTCCAGCCTCTCGGCCTGTATCGCCCGCACGAGCGCGCGGGCCAAGTGCACCTCGTCACTCATGGCCGCCGTCCTCGTCGCCCTCGTGCCACACGTCGATGACCGGCTCGCGCCGCACCTTCGCACTCCGCAGCCGCTCCGACGCCGGGAGCGAAAGAACGCACCGCGCGGCGAGTTCCGCCAGCGCCGCCGCGTGCGCCATCGTCGCGGCCTCCGTGGCGTCATGCGCCGCCGTGCACTCGGCCCGCGCGTCGAGGTCTGCGGCCTCGCACTGCGCAGCGCACGCTGCCACGATGCGCGCCGACTCCTGCGCCATCGACTCCCCCGAGCGCAGCGCGAGTGCGCCGACTGCGACGGCCCCCAGCGCGGCGCCGATAATGAGGGACACCAGGTCCCATCGGTCACTCATGGTCGCCCTCCCCCGGATACTCGACCGGCGCCGACAGCGCAGCCTCTCGCCGCGCCCGCCACGCCTCGAGCGCGTCGGCCCCGCGCTGCGTGTCGAGGTAGGACGCTGCACCGTTGACGCGCCCGAGCGGCGCCGTGCCGAGGTCGAGGCCGTCGCGCTGAAGCATCTCCTCGATGTACTCCGCCGCGTCGTCGCCGTGCGCGAGAATGCGCGCCGTGGCGTCGCGGCGCTCGTCGGCAGACTCGGGCGCAGGGACTGCGGCCGGCGCAGGTCGCGAGGTCGCCACGGGCGCGTCGGTGCCGGCGAGCTCGTCCGGGTCGTACACCCCTGCGACCAGGTCGGGATACACGATGCGCGCGAGAGCTGCGGCGCACCGCGCCCGGAGCATCGCCTCGGGGTAGGTCTGCCACTGCCCGCCGCCGCGCACGAGGCCGGCGACGCGCGCCTGCTCCATGGTCCACGTGAGCACGGTCGGCGAGGCGTCGCCGCGCCGGGTCGTGGAGTAGGTCGCGCGCTCTGCGGTCGACTCCACCATGCGCCACTCGACGCACTGGTCAGAGCGGCGAACAAGGGCAATGGTGGCGTCCGCCGAGAGGGTGACGCGGCCGCGAATGACGGTGACCATGCGCAGCGCCTGCATGGGACCGATACCGAGTTCGCGGCCGGTCATCAGGACCAGGAGCGCGTCCTGCGGCTTGCCGCGCAGCGCCTCCGGGGCGAGCGATGACGAGGCGATGACGATGGCGGTCGGGCCGAGCGGGTCGGCTGCTGCGACGGTGTCTACGATGCTCATTGCCGCGCCTCCTTCCAGCGTCGCCGCGCTTCGACAATCTCGACCCCGGCGAGCGCGCAGAGGGTCCGCATGTGGCGCACGTTGGGCCGCGCGTGCCCGTTCGCCCACCGCGACACGGTGGCAGCGCGGACCCCGAGCACGGCCGCGAGTTGCGCGCCCCCGCCGCAGGAGCCGCAGGCTTCGATTGTGACGTAGGCCGGGACCGCGCCCGGCTCGATGGTGTCGAGGGAAATCACCCGAGCACCGCCGCGTTCGCCGCGCTCAGGCAGGCGCGCGCCCACTCTTTGAGCGTGCACGTCAGCACCACGCGGTCCTCCTCGACGCCGATGCAGTCGACCGTCACATTGCCGCCCTGCTGCCCGCGCACGGTGACCGACCACGCATACCGGCTCGGTCGAGCGGCCAACTCCGCCGCGAAGTCGAGCGCCTGACTCTGGGACATCTCCATCGCAGGCGACATTGTAGCCTGTACCATCTCATCCTCCTTCGCGCCCCTGGGCGCCGTGCCGTCATCAGTCGCCACCATGGCGTGCAGGTCGCGCCAGCGTGCAGGCTGACGGCGTGCGACCCATCGAGACGCCCCGGAGGGCGCGGCGGTCAGGCGTCGTACCCGATGGAGCCATCCCTGGCCGCCCGTGCCGCTGCCCTGACGAGAGAAGCGGCCCGCAGCCTGACGAGCGCGTCGCGCATTCGCTGAATCTGGCGCGCATTCTCCTCCTCAGACACTCGGCGACCTGGCCTTGACTTCTTATTGTCCATGCTGTCTCTCCTCGCGGCCCCTCGGCCGCCTCTGCTGTTTTGCACCGTGGCACATCGCCTCGGTGAACAGACCATCGCACAGCCCATTGCGCCGGTCAATAGCCCACTTGCGCTTTTTGACACTTTCTTCCCAGACCGTTGCGCCGCAACGACCCTAGCCTACGTCGCGACCCCGTGCCGCCGCAGTCCCGAGCGTGTGCGCGGCATCGCTCAGGTAGGCATAGACCCGCGCTGCCGCGCTCGCATCGTCGTAGTCTGCGTGGTCGATGTCGTCGCCCGCCGCGAGGCCGTGAGCCGCGCCGAACGTCACGGTGTTGCCCGCAATGACGGTGATGGTGACCTCGCCACCGCTCGCCCACGCGCCCGCAGGGATGCACCGCACCTTGTCGCCGACCGCGAAGTAGGCGAGGGACGTGCGCCCAATGTCGGTCTGCGCCTCGCCCGTGCGCGGGCAGACAGCGCTCGTGTACTGATTCGCGCTGACCACCACGACGGTCGGCGAGCTGACCGACGCGACCCGCAGCGACGGTGCCCACCCCGAGGGTCGGAGGCCTGCTGCGCCGAGGGTCAGCTGCACGCGATTCCCCAGCCAGTCCCGCTCGACGCCGAGCACGCGGCACGGTTCCGAGGTCAGGCCGAGCGTCCCGTCGATGCCGACCGCAGACGAGCAGGTCAGCGTGACCGTGTCGCCGACCCCGACCTCGAGCGCTCCCACGTGGTCCGCACTGACCGCGACCTGGTACCGCACGCGAGGCACGCCGGCGCGACGTCGCAGGTGCTGGATGACCGGGAGCAACAGCACCGCCGCATCTGCGCCCCCGCCGTCGAGGCGGATGTGCCGCAGGTCGAGCGTCATCTGCTCGCCCGCGTCGCCCCCGGTCGCGTCGACCGCATCGCTGTCTACGTAGGTCGTCACGCGCCCGGGCTCACCGGCTGCGTCGTGGTCGCTCTCGATGCGATACGAGCGCACAACCCGCCCGTCGACCGTCGAGACGCACTGACCGTCCGCGAGGATGTCGGCGTCCGTGATGACCATGACCGCGTCGGCCGATGGCGCCGGCCCGATGGGCGTACACACGAGGCGTTGCCGCCCGTCTGCCCACCGCTGCACGACCGCTGCGCCGATGAGCGTCAGCACGCCGCCCATGACGTCAGCGACGGTCGAGGAGCCCGACACGTCAGCCGAGACGCCGCGCAGGGGCTCGGGCATCGGGAGCGCAGAGAATGAGTCCTCGAGCATGTCGTCATCGTCGAGGCCCGCGCCGTAGGGCAGGACGTCGTAGGCCCCGTGGACCTGCCCGCCCCCGCCCGACTGGAGTAGGCGCAGAAGCAGGATGCCCGGGTCGACGCCCTGTGACCGGGCCTGCGGCGTGACCGTGATGGGCGTGCCGCGGTCGAGGATGTACCGCCGGTCATCGTCGACCCACGAGACGGTCAGGAGGTAGCCGACGAGGTCGCCCGTGTCCGGGTCGTTGACCGCGGAGCTGGCCGTCACGATGACGTCGACGTGCCCGCGTGCGTCGTTGCTCTCGTCGCCGCCGCTCAGGCGCATCATCTGCGGCTGTCCCGCACCGGAGTAGACGTCATCCGCCACGAGCAGCCGGCGCTCCGAACCCTGGTACCACGCGAGCGCAGGGCCTCGGCACGGGATGCGGGCCAGCGCGCGGAGGTCTGCGTCGGCCGAGACGCGCTCGCGGCGGATGGCGATGCTCTGCGCCTCGAGGTCGTAGAGCTTGCGCGCATCGTCCGGGGCGCGGAAGTCGACCCCGACGCACACGTCGAGGCCCGGGGTCCAGCGCAGCGAGAGCGGCGCGCGCGCAGCTCCGCCGACGATGAGCCCGGCGCGCCAGAGCCACCCGGCCCCGTCCCCCGCCAGCTCGACCCGCGCCCATCGGCCGAGGCGCCCCTGCGTCGTAGCGATGCGCCATCGGTCGCAGTCGTGCCGCGTATCGTTCCATGTCACGGCGCTCGCGTAGGTTCCTGCGATGACCTGCAACGCCCTCTCGGGCCAGCGCACGAGCTCGCCCGTGCCGGTCGGGTCGACGAGTTCGAGCGTGCACGGCTCCTCGACATAGGGCGAGACGACGAGGCCGAACGGCGCACCGCCCGCAGGCGCTGCCGGTGATGGGTCCGTGGTCAGCCGGCCGCCGCCGCCGCCCAGTGCGCGCGCAGTGACCGCGTGCGTGGTCGACACCCCGCCCGTGTCCACCTCGATCTGCCCGCCGCGGGGATGGTCCGGGTCGAGAGTGATGTCGGTAAGCCGCTCGTGCGCGCGGTAGCACCGGATGTCGACCTCAGCATCGGTCCCGCCGTGGACCTTGTACTGGCTCTGATACGCCTCCGAACGCTCAAAAATCTGGTCATGCGTGACGCGCGAGCCCTGCCCCGGCACGATGTAGTGCCAGCCCCGCACGAGGGTCGTGCTCGTCGCGCCCGAGGACAGCCGCTGCCGCAGGAGCGCCGACAGCGGGGCGATACGCAGCTCGAGCGTGAGCCCGTCAGCGGCGAGGGATGGCTCGCGGTCGAGCACGCCGCGCCAGACCTCGGCGTACGACCCGACGCGCACCCCGTTCGCGACCGGCGCCGCCTGCACGATGCAGACGCGCCCGCGCCACGCCGTGACCTCGCGAGTCACCGCAGGCTGATACCCGCGCGACGGCTGCCACACGTGCCGAGCGATGCGCGTGTAGGCCACGCCGCGCGCCACGTCGAGGTCGAGCGCAGAGCCGGTGCCTGCGCCCGCGACGTGGAGCGCCTCGAGACCGCAATGGATGAGCCCGGTCCATGCGCTGATGTCCGACGTGCACGTGATGACGGACGGCCCGGCCTCGCTGATGAGCGTGGCGCCGAGCGTGGTCCTCGACGTCGCGCCCCGGGGTCCGATGCGCCGCAGGGTCGAGAGCGGGTCGACGGTGCGCGCCGTGGTCGTGGCGTGGAGCGGCGAGAGCGCAGCGCCCCGAGCGAGGAGCCGAACCGACACCGGCGACTGCTCGACCGTGGCGTCGACCTCATCGACGCTGCACGACTCGGGACCGAGCGACAGCACGGCCTCGATGTCGCGGTAGGTCAGCGCGCCGCCCGTGCCCGGGATGTTCTGCGAGTCGGGATGCGGGCCGGAGTAGTAGCGGTCGGTGAGCCCGGCGACCGTGACCACGACCGCCCACTGCCGACCCCGGAGAACGTCGAGCGCGGCGACGGTCATAGCGCCGTCCCCCACACCGGGAGCACGGCCACCGCGAGGATGCGGCACGAGGTCGACGTCACGCGCAGCACGGCGACCGACCCGCGCACGTCACCCGCCGTCGTGTTCGCCTCGAGGGCCCGAGGCCCGCTCGCGCTGCCTGCCGTCGCGAGGTCAGGCCGGCGAACGTCGCCCGATACCTGCCACGTGGGCACGATGCGCCGCTGCCCGGACGCCGCCGCGATGCGTATCTCGGGCAGCTCGCGACACGCGAGAGTCCCGAGCGCGCGCGACCAGGTCACGCCGATGTCGATGACGGTCGAGGTGATGGAGTCGAGCCGCACCGTCACGACCGGCGACGACGAGCCGCCGGCCTCCTGCGCTGCCGTGAGCACTGCGACTTGGAGCGCGGAGTCGAGAGGCCCGATGGTGAGGAGCGCGTCGAGGGCTTGGTTGACCCCGTCGGCCGAGTGCACGTACCCATGCCGCCGCGCCGCCGTGGTCTCTACGACCTGCGTGCCGTGCACGACCTGCCAATGCCGCGCGTAGACCCCGGCGAGCGTGTTGGCCCCGCCGGCGAGGCCGGCGAGCGTGGCACCCGTGACGGTGCGCGCGGTGCGCATCTCGGCCGCAGCGGGGAGGATGAGACGCGCGGTGAAGGGGATGCTCAAGTCCACCCCCACACGAGGACGCCGTGCACCTGGTCCACCGTGCTCGTGTCGGCCTGGAGCCGGTCGACGAACGCCGGGTCATGCTGCGGCACGATGCCGACCGCCTGCCAATCGATGCCGAGCGAGGCCGGCGAGATGCCCTGCCCCGGGCGCTGGCGGATGGTCGCCGTGCTCATCGAGCGCGCAGCCCCGGCGCCGACCTGCACCTCAACCACAGGCCCGCGCTCGCCGTCGCCAGAGTGCCGCAGGACGATGCGCCCGTCTGCCGCCGACGTGGTGCGGATGCGCACCGTGAGGTCGAGCGCGCGGTCATCGACGTCGGGCAGGCGCGGGCCCGGGAAGCTGTGCCGATACGGGGCGAGTTCGTTTTGACTCGCGGTGTCGACGTTGCGCAGGTCGCTCACGTTGGCGTGGACGCGCGGCAGCGCCGCGAGCCCAGCCATGCACCCGCGCAGGTCGTGCCCGAGGCGCGCCGAGAGCGGGTTGTCGGGCTCGATGTCGTCGTCATCGACCGCGATGCGCCCGTCTGCGAGACGCCCGGTCGGGAGGCTGGAGAGCACCGGATACCGCACGAGGAGCGCGACCACCTCGACGGGCGTTGCGCCGTCGCCGAGCAGGTGCATCGTGATGTTCTCGTACCCGCCTGCGAACCCGACCGCGAGGCTGCCCGAGTAGACCGCGAGGGACGTGGAGAGCCCGTCTGCGGCGTCGATGGCGAGCGTGGCCGCGCCCGTGGCGCTGCGTATCTCGACCGCGTGTGTGGTCACCGGCCCGGCAGCCACGCGCGCGATGAGCGTCACGGTGACGGCAGTCGCGCCGGCGAGCTGCGGAATCTCCCACCGCGCGCACTCGGCGAGCGTGCCCGCTGTGCGCCGACACACCGACGCGCCGCCCGTCTGCGCCCACGACTGCGAGATGACCGTGCACCGCGCGACCTGTGACATGAGGTAGTTGACAGCGCTCCCGAGCGGCGTGACGGTCGACGCCTTGAGCGCCTCGCCCGTGAGCAGGGCCTGCGGGTCGACCGCGGTGTAGGAGCCGGGGATGGTGCGCGCCACGCGGCGAGAGTATCACACGCCGCGCAGTGCGTCAGTGACCTCGACCCGCGCGAGCGGCCCACGATACATCACAAGTTTCAGGCTCTTGCCGCTGGTCCAGATTCGCGGGCCTCGCGTGCTGCCTGCCGGCCTCGATGCGCCCCACCCTGTCGTGTTCCCGAGGACGCGATATCCGGCACGCCTGAAGCATGCCCCGGGCACCACAGACGAGACCGCCGCCGGGTCCACCATCGTCTCCCAGTGCAACGGCGTCCACCCGTACCGCGCCGCCCACTCTGCCGCTGCCACGCCGTGCCACGTGCGCAGGATGTCACCGGCCGATGGCTCGCCCGGCAGTCGCGCGTCGACCCGGTAAAGCGCGCAGCACACGGTCGAGGCCAGCGGTCGAGCGTCCATCAGGCCAAGCGAACGCCTCGCCGCGAGTTTGAATGAAGGCTCACCGAGGACAATCCACCCGCGCGCGCGCCCGGCAGTGAAGATGCGCCACGCGAGTTTCTTTCCCGGCGGCGCCCCGCGGCTACCGGTGTAGTGGTCCGCGTATGCCTGCACGAGACCTGCGTCCCATGTCGACACCGGCAGGAATGCCGCGTCGCTCATGCTGCCCTCCTGCGCTCCCTCGAGCGCTGCGCATGATGAGCACGTCGCCGCGCTCGTGTCTACGCGTCCTCGTCGACGAGCAGCGTGACCTCGTCAGAGCGGACCCGCGCGTCGGCAAGGCCGAACGCCACATCCGCAGCGCTGCCCCCTGCGACGCGACCAGGCACGCGCCCGCGGAGATGCTCGGTCGTGTAGGCCGTCGAGTGCGCCGCGACCGCCGTCCCGTCGTAGAGGTCGGCGAGGAGTCGAGAGCGGCGAGGGTCGCCGAGGTCGTGTGAGATGGCGACGCGCTGCCCGCGCCCGAGGAGAGGCCAGCACGCGGCGAGGGCCTGCCCCTCGTCGGAGGTCGTGTGCGTCGGCCCGCGCAGGGTGTACCCGACGCCGTGCTGCCGGCAGTGCCCGATGTGTCGACCCCGAGCGCGGCCGCTGGAGAGCTCGACGAGCCCAGCCGACGTGCGCAGGGTCTGCGAGTAGCGGGTCATGCCGCGCGAGAGCGGGAGGACCAGCGGGCAGACGTATGTCGCCGTGAGCAGCGCGCGCCCGCCCGTGACCACCGGCGACTCGCTGCCGGTGAATCCCATCAGCCGGCGAAAGGCCAACCCCGCCGTCGTCGAGAGCCACCCGATGGGGTCGATGGTCGGCGACGGGTACGAGGTCCACACGTGCCCCGTCTCGTCGAGGCCCCACCGGACGCGCCGGTCTGCGTTGTCGACCGCGTCGTTGTCCGCGTCCTCGAGGCTCGTGAGCGGCGAGACGCCCTCGTCGGTCGTGGTCGAGGCGCGGAGCATCGTCGGCACCGAGTGCACGCGCGCCGTGATGGTCGAGACGCCGATGGTGTCGATGCCGTCCGTGATGGTCAGCGAGTGCGGCGATGCGCCCGCGTCGTAATTGCCTCGCGTCCATGGGAGCGTGCCGACCACCTGCCGGTATCCCGAGACGAGAGACGCCGCCGTGGTGCCCGTGGGCATGCCGTAGGCGTTGCCCGCCGTGGCGACGAGCGACCACGCCCCGAGGCTCGCATTCGGCACGCGAATCCTGACGCGGTCGTCAGTCGTGATGTCGGCCTCCCACGCGAGAGTGCCGCCGCCCGCCGCTGCCCACGCCGTGATGATGTCGCCGGCGAGATGCCGCCCGGCCTGCGACCCGTAGCCGGTGAGCCACGCGACGACGTCCGGGTATCGCCCGCCGTCGTACATCGAGGCCGCAGCGGGGAGCGTGATGTTCGTCGCGCCTCGCGTGTACACGATGGCGCCCGCGAGCGCAGCGACGTCGCAGCCTGCGAGGAGTGCGGGATACCTGGCCATTACGCCACCGCCAATCGACCGCCAGAGAGACCACCCGCGCGAGCCTCGCGCCGTGCACCATCGACGAGGACCGATGTCACCTGCTCGACGCCGAGGACCACGGTCACCATGACCGGCTGCGCGCCCCCGGGGCGACCCGAGGAGAGCGAGCCGACGCGGTCACCGCCACCACCCGACGCACCACCCGAGGACGGGCGCGCGCCACCTCCCCCGGGCGAAGAACCTGCGCCGAGAGCGCGAGCCGTCAGGCCGAGGGCGACGCCCGTCACGGCCATGGTCTTGGCGGCCGTGAACATCGCTGGGGCGAAGAATCCGAGCACACCCCCGGAGAGGCTCGCCGCGATGCCGAGGCCGGTCAGGAAAGTCGCGTAGGACAGCGCGGAGATGGCGAGCGATGAGGTGACCTCGCCCGCGATGCGTTTGAGGCTCTTGCTCGTGCCCTCGCCGCCGATGATGAGCGAGCCGAGCGCCTGACCGGCCGCCGCGCTGAACTGCTGGAGCCCGGCCACGCCGAGCGAGCCAAGGTCAGCGGACGCAGCGGAGAGCGAGAGCAGCGACGCCTCGGCCGCGGTCGCCTGCGGCGGTATCTCGCCGAGCGCGGCGACCATCTGCGCCACGGGCTCAGGCCCGAACGCATCCGCGCCCTGCGAGAGCACGTCAGATGTCGAGCGCGACGACGGGAATAGGCCGTCCGTCACCGGCACGCGGCCCGACTCCACGCCCGCGACGAGACGCGCCGTGCGGGTGTCCTCGCCTGCACGCTTGACGAGCGGGTCAATGGCCGTGAGCGCTTTGCGCAACCCCTCGAGCGAGGATGTTTCGTCGCGGGTCGCCGCTGCGCGTGCCGTCGATGCGGCCGCTGCGCGCGTGCCCAGGTTGATGACGTCTAGCGTGACCTCGGTCGTCAGTCCGACCTCGCGACGGCCCTGCTCGCGAGCGCGGGTCAGCGCGACCTCTCGCCGCTCGAGCGTGCTTGTCGTGGCCTCGATGAGCTTGCGCACCTCGAGGAGTTGCCCCTCGGCGTTGCTGATGTCGCGCCGCGCGAACTGCGCCGCGAGCGCTGCGTCCCTCACGCTGCCGTCGCCTGCGCCGCCGAGCCGAGCCCGGAGCGCGCCTTGTGTCGTGACCGCGCGAGACCGCGCCGCCTCAATCTCTGACTGCGCCGCCGCCTCCTGCGCCACGAGCCGCTCGAGGTCGCGCCGCAGGGTCTCAATCTCGCCCTCGATGCCGCCGACCGCCACGCCTGCGCGCACCGCTGCGACCCGATTCGCCGCTGTGAGGTTGCCCCCGGCAGCAGCCGCGGACGCCTTTGACAGCTCGTCGATGAGCGGACGCGACACGCGCGCAGCGTCGCCGACCGCCCGAATCTTGACGCCAAGCCGGTCGTAGGACGTGGTCATCAGGTCGGATTGAGAGATGGCCGTCCCGATGGCCTGCGCGAAGTCTCCGAACTGCCCGATGACCACGCCGAGCGGGCCAGCGAGCCCTACGCCGAGCGCCACCGATGCGATGTCAAGGGCGCCATTGAGCGCGCGCATCGGCTTCTCGACTGCGTCCACTGCGCCGTCGAGCCGCTCCATGCCCGCCGCGAAGGACACGCCCGCCTTGCCCGCGGCCTGCGTCTTTTTCTCGGCCGCCGCTGCCGCCGCACCCACGCGCCCGAGAGCACGCTCTGCGACCTCTGCGCCGGTGACCGTGACCGGGAATGCGAGCGCCATCAGGTCACCGCCTTGCCGCCGCGTCCTGCCGCACTGCGTCGGTCTCCCACGCCTCGGCCGCCTGCACTTCGCGCATCAGCACGAGCACGCCGTCCACGACCGCGCAGGTCGGTTCCGGAGCAACGTCCTCGATGCGCCCGCCCATCTTGAGCCACTGGTACGCGTCGATGATGACGCGCGCCCACTGTGCCCCGGCCTCGCACGTCGGGCACACCAGGCACGCGAGGTCGTCTCGCTGGATGATGGGCTCGACGAGCCACGTCAGCCCGTCCCGCTCGTCGCGGTCCCACTCGCCGCCGGTGCCGTCGCATCCGTCGCAGGCGTGGTGGCTGCGGCCTTGGCGCTGGCAGGAGCCTCGCCACGCTGCGAGGGCGAGTACTGCGCGGGCGCTTTTGGGAGGCTGCTCACCGCCTCGATGTGCCACGCAATCTCGCGGACAATGAGCCCCGCCGAGGCATGCGCCGCGAGGGCCTCCCACAGCGCCGCGACGGGGTATCCGTCCGGACCGCGCACGAGGTGCGGCAGGTCGCTGATGCTCTCGACGCAGGCCGCGATGATGGCCTCGGCGTGCATGAGCTCACGGTCCTCGCCCTGCGCCGTGTGCGCCCCGGTGCGGCCTTCGATGAGCGCGACGGTCCGCCGGTCCATCGGCCTTGCCGTGACCCACGAGGCATCGCTCGGGATGTCGAGCCCGGCAGGGTCGCGGGTCGCGTAGTAGTGGCGCAGGTCGGCGAGCGGCAGGCCCGACAACGCCGGGTCCGTGGCGAGCACAAACCGCGTCGAGACGAGCGCCGAGGTCGAGACGGCGAGGGCCATCACGACACCACGGCCAAAAAGCACCATGCGCCTTTGGCCGCGGTCGGCGTCCCCGTGGTGTCGGCGATGTCGGCCGAGCCACCGCGGATGGTGACCGTGCTGAAGCTGCGCGACTCCTCGATGGTGTCCGGGTCGAGGTCGGCGAGGTAGCCGCCCGGGATGATGAGGGCCGCGCCCGTGGCCGCCGTGCCTTGCAGCGGGAGCACCCAGGTCGACCGCGTCTGCCCGCGCAGTCGGGCCATGAGGGCGCTGCGCTGCGTGTCGGCGAACGTGATGCGGGCCTCGACGAGCACGCGCGTGATTTCCTCATCGGTCCGCTGGAGCACCGACGTCGTCGCCGAGCCGACCGGCTCAGTGTCCACGGTGATGGTCGCCTCCCAACTCTGGACCCCGAACACGGTGCGCGCGCCGGCCTCGGGCGCCGAGCCGCTCAGAGCGCCCGAGATGACCGAGCCGTACCGCCGCGCCGTGACGCCACCGCCGACTGCCGAGCCCGCGCTCGGGGTCGCGCCCGAGATGTCGCCCCGGAACGGGCCGGAGAACCGCATCCGCGCCTCGGCCGTGGAGTTGGACGCGCCGCCGAATCCGATGGCGAGCTCGCGCAGTCGAGACCCGGTGACGACGATGCCGCGCGCCGCGTCCCGATACCGCCACGAGAGCGAGGTCGCGCCCCGGGCCCCGATGACCGGATAGGCGACCGAGCACTTGCGCACGAGGTCGTTGACCTGCGGGGTCGCGCTGAATGCCGGGTGCACGGTCACGCGATTCGTCCCCGTGTTGACCGATGTCACGCAGGCGAACTCCATCGCCCCGACAGCGTTGCTCCACGCGACGACGTCGCCGGGATTGACTTCGCCGATTTCGCCGGCGCCGACCCCGTAGACCGTCGTCGAGACCGCGCCCGTGACCGTCTGATACGTGCCCACCGCGGTCCCGAGCAGGCCGAGCGAGCTGGCGACCATCTGCCCCATGGCGGTCGAGGCAAACGCCGTCGAGCCCGGCAGCCGGAAGGGCACCGACACCGGCAGGTCGCCGCGCGAGATGCCGACCGGGAGCGAGTCGCTCGGGGAGTAGGGCGCGTCCACCTCGGGAGGCTGACCCGCGCCCGACGTCGAGACCAGCGGCTCCTCGTAGAGAGGCACCGCGCCCTGCCCGACCAACTCGGCGATGGGCGCGCGGATGCAGTTGATGCGGCTGTACGACAGGCCGCTCACGTCGACCGTGGTGTAGTCCGTCGTGGACGGCGACCCGAAGGTCGACTCGACAGCGAGGGCCAGCTCCTGCCCCGCCAAAAGCCCTGCGCTCATGCTGTCACCTCTGCCGTGATGCGGACGCGCAGCACGCGCCCGATGATTCGCCCGTCGCCATCGTCGAGCTCGACGATGGCGGTATCTGGATAGACCTCGAGGATGTTCGCGTCGGCGCCCCACACCGACGCCGGTCTCAACGCCTCGACGAGCTGCACCGCGTCCTCGTAGGTCACGAGCCGGGCCAGGTCGCCGTCGTCAGACCACGCGAGGTCGGAGTCGCGGTAGACGACGTGCAGCGTGATGTCGTGCCGCACCTCGTCGAGCGTCGAGGAGATAAGGAGCCCCGTGTCGATGGGCGGTCCGATATCGAGCCACACCGAGCGCGTCGGCAGGCCGGGGAATTCGAGCGCGATGTCCTGCTCCGAGCGGATGCCACGCGCGCGCGTCCACGGGCATGACTGCACGCCGGTCGGCGTGAGGCCCGCAATGGTCGCGTAGAGCGCATCGCGCAGGGTCGTGATGCTCACTTGCGCTGCTCCTCGAGCACGGCAGTCAGCAACTCGCCGATGGTCTGGTCGACCTGCCCGCGGTCCTTCGGGGACAAGCCGAACCACGGGCGCTTGGCGTTGACGCCCTCGGCGTAAGTCACCGCAGCGCCGCGCACCGTGACGACGCATCGAGTGCGCAGAACCGCAGTGACGTCGAGCGACCGCGCGAGTTGTCCCGATGCCGTCAGGTCGACGAGCACGCCGCCCGAGCCGACGCCCTTCCGGGACGCGCGCTTGTACTCGGCGTACCCGCCCTCGTAGAGCCTGCCGATGATGGCACCGCGCCGCCCGTCGACCCCGCGCTGCGGACCTCGTCGAGCATGCCACGGGGCGCCGCCCTTGGGCTTGAGGCGCTTCGCAATCTCGCTGCGGAAGTAGACCACCACGCGGTCCGTCGAGTAGGCCGCATGGGCCCGGTCATTCAGCCCGCGCCCCTCGCGGAACGTGCGCTGCGCCATCTGCGTCGCGACCGCCTGCCCGATGGCGCGCATGGCCTCGGTCGTGACGACGCGCGTGGGCCACTTCGAAAGGTCGACCTTTGCCCCGACTGCCATCAGCGGTCGTCCGTGACGCGAGTCCGCGTGACCTCGTAGGGCGCGGACGGGTCGGCCTCGTACCGCACGACCGAGAGGTCAGTGAGCGTCGACCCGATGCCGGCCGTTGCGCGCCCCGTTGCGGCCCCGATGGCGGTCTCGCCCGTGTCCACCACGCCGTCCCCATCGAGGTCGGCCCAATCGACCAGCGCGAGCACCTGGTCGATGCTCTCGACCGCGCGCGCTCGGTAGTACGCTGCGAGGTCGGAGCGGTCAGCCCCGGCGCTCGAGGTGCCATCGACGATGGCGGCCGCCGTGAGGTAGGCGTGTGCGCGCGAGAACTGCGAGCCCGGGAGCACGTCCTCGACCCGGGGCGCGATGCGAGACCGCACGAGGAGGACCAGGTCATCGAGCGCTGCGTCACGCTGCGCCCGCCACGAGCCCTGACCCATCGGGCGACTGCGCAGGTCAGGGAACGCCGCGAGCACGTCAGCGTCGGAGAGGCCCGTCGAGAACGCCATCGCCACGATGTGCAGGACGTCGCGGTCGCGTCGGTAGTCGGTCGTGATGCCCTGCGTGGCCGCCGTGTAGTCGACGGACCACCGCACGTTGCGGGTCGGGGTCGTGCCCACGTCGCCGGACGCGATGACCACCGAGCGCTCGTGCCAGTGCAGCGTCAGCGTCGAGGCCGAGACGGTCACCGGATGCGGCAGCGGCTCGGCAAGCTCGACCGTGCCCGCGAGCGCGCCGGTTGTGACCTGCCGCACGACGCGCACAGCCGCCTCGACGGTGCCGATGCCGTAGAGCATCGCAGACGCCGGGGAATCTGGGGATGCGAGGGTCACGGGAGCGCCGGATGCGCCCCACGTCACGGTCAGAGTGCGCCGGTCAGTCGAGATGGAGGAGACGGTGTCAGGCTCTCGAGCAAGCGCGAGCGTGTACGTCGATGCGCCTGTGGGCCACGTAACCGTGAGAGTCGGCGATGACGCGATGACGCCATCCGGCGGCCACCACCGGAACCGATGCGCCTGCCCCGTGTTGAGTTTGCGCGCGGCCATGGTGCGAGCCTACCACACACCGCGCGCGAGGTCGACGCCCTACACCGCCGCGCGATTCGCTGCCGTGACGTCGGCCTCAGTCGCCTCGCGGTAGCCCCATCGCAGCGCCGTCGAGAGCGGCACCGCAAGCCACGAGTGCCGGCAGTTGTAGCCGCCGCCCGAGTCGAGCGGATGCGGCAGGCCGTTGACGCCGTTGTCGAGCTTCGGGGCCAGTTCGCGGCTCACCCACAGCCCCACGAGCGCGGCGCAGAACGGGCGCGTCAGGCCGTCCTCCGGGCCTCCGTAGGCATACCCGAGGATGCCCGGCAGCTCGTCGGCGTAGGCCCCCGCCACGGCCCGCGCGTAGACCGCGGTCTGTGTGCGCGCCTCGGTCGCGGCCTTCTCCGTGCTGATTTCGAGGCGCTTGGCGATGCGCTCCGACAGCTCGGTCAGCGACTCCAGCCGGTAGCCCTCGCGGAGCAGCGGCATGAGGTCCGTCGCGACCGCGAGCGTCGAGCCGCGGAATGCGTCGCGCGCGTCGCGCTTCGCCGCGTCGATGACGGACGTGAGCGCCTCGACGTCGATGACCTCGCTAGGGTCGAGGCCAAGGGAGCGAAGATGCGCAGGGGTCGCGCGCTCGACCGCTTCGAGGCCGTCGAGCCACGCGTCCTGCACCTCGCCCGTGAGCTCGGCGACTGCCGCCGCGACCTCGTCGAGTTGGACCGCGATGATGCCCGCGCGCCAATCGCCGTCACCGGCCTGGTCGAGCAGCTCAAGCAGCCGCTCGCGCAGGGTCGCGCGGAGTCCGACGAGAGCAGCGGCGGTCCGCTGCCCTACGTCGTCGATGT